AAGCTCCCGGAAAATTTTAAAATTTAATAGTGGATTACTTAAAAACAGGATCCAATATTGAGAAACCAAAAAGAAAGGAGGTGAAATAACAATGAACTACGATAACAAGAATCTTCGCCCGAAGACGTTCTTCGTCACGATGGAGCGCAACCGCAATGGTTCCTTCACCGTTAAGAAGGCCCGCGTCCTTAACCGTGCCAACCAGTACAGCCGTACTGTCAAGCGCGTTGACGCTCGCGATCTTCGCCGCGCCCTGGTTACCAACGACATCACCGTTGCTTAATCATAGCTGAACAAAGAGGAGACCGGCTGCTATAACTTAGGAGTCGGTCTCTTTTTTTCAACATTTTAATTGCATTATTTTTAACAATTTTATAATATCAAAAATATGATGGATGCTGCAGAAATTAATAAACGATTTAAGAAAGCTATAGGAAAAGATCCCTCTGTTCTTACCTGTATTATTACCGGGAGAACCCGTCCGACGAATAGTCAGTATCTTGAGGAGAAGGCTAAAGTTGCCGGATCAAAGGAAGAGTTCCTTAAGCATTATATCTGTAGAGACGCTCTCACGTTATTGAAGGCAGGAAAAACACCCTCTGAAGTTCAACAGGAACTTGGAGTTGAAGGAGTTACTATTGCATTAGGTGATGCTTTTATTCAACGGGCCCTTGAAATAAACGGGAAATAAGCTTGCGTTCCCTGTAAAGAATCTATACTATTAAAGAATCATGAAGACAATACCTAAAACGTTCAATAAAAAGGGATTTAACTACAAGCAGATTAAGCGTGACGGGATGAAGGCAATCTTTGAGCAATCAAGGAAGGGACAAGATAGTGTTTCCTTTGAAGTAGTTAAGATCAGTAAGCACAACGGTTACGAACTTGGAGGTCAGAAGATTCCCCCTGGTGAAGCCTATCCAGGAACCTCACAGTGGGGAATTGCAGGTTGGACGTTTCAAGATTTAAAGTCCGCTGAAGGAAAGTTTAAGAAACTTTAAGCTTGTAATTCCTTTTCAATTCCACCATAATAATAACATGAAACTTAATCATATCGTATCCACTTCATTTACCGCTGTTAAGGACGTTCAGATCCCTGAGATCTACTTTCGTAGAGTTCGTTCAAATATTCCTGAGATTGATGAGATGTTCGGTGGTGGTATTCTCCCAGGTTCTTGTACTACCTTGTCCTCGAAAGCCGGTGTTGGTAAGTCTACAATGGTTCTTCAGATCCTTGACGGTATGTCGAAGAATGGTAAGAACGTTGGTTATATTAGCGCTGAAGAGTCTATTCATCAGGTTGCGTTTAGCTGCCGTCGACTTGGTATCGATGACGTTGGTATCTGTAATGAGTCTAAGTTCAATAAGATCCTGTCCTTTATGGATGGAATGGATCTGATCGTTATTGATTCGTTCCAAGCTATGGATAAGGGAGCTCTCGACGAGCGTACTGCTATTGAGAAGCTTATTGAGCATGCTAAGGAGACGGAGTGTGCTGTTATTATCATCTGCCATCTTACCAAGGGTGGGGTTATGCGTGGGAGCAATCATCTTACCTATGCCGTCGATGTGAATATGTTCGTCGAGATGGGAGAGTCTGCGGATTTCCGTAGGATTTACTTCTCCAAGAATCGCTTCGGTCCTGGAATTGACTATGTCTGCTCGTTCACTAGTCGTGGTTATGACTTTACTGCGGTTACTGCTAACGCTGAAGAGGGGGAGAAGAAGAATAAGAAAACCGAGCGTAAGGAAAAAGCCAAGGAAGAGATTCTTAAGCTCAATGGTCAGTTCAACGTCACCGCTGTTTGCGATGCACTAGGTATTGATGCAACGCGTGCCAGTTATCTACTCCGTGAGCTCACACTCGAAGGTAAGCTTAAGAATAATAAAAAGCGTGGACTTAAAGCTCTGTGGACGGTAAATAAGATCGAAGCAACAATCACAAAACACTAATATGGCGGGTAAAGGTTCAAAACATCGTCCAGCGGACTTTAAAAAAATTAGAGAAAACTTTCCTAAGCCTTCTGCAAAGAAGGTCGAGGGGTTTGTTAAGATAAAGGGTAAGCTTGTAAAGAAATATTAGGCTTTTTTCCTTGTAGTGTAATTGGTAACACCCGTCTCTTTGGAAGACGTATTCTTGGATCGTGCCCAAGCGAGGAAGTTTTTTTATTGCCGTTCAATACAATCTAATATACAATTCAAATATGACGCCTGAAAAACTTGAAGCACGTAATCATAAGCTACGTTGTGACTTTGCTGATTATGAAAAGTATGAAAAATCGTTTCGCTGTAAGTTTAATAATTTCTTAGAAGATAAGTTCGGTACAAGAAAGCTTTGGCAGCTTATTCCTTTTGTTCCTCGTTGGGCTGATCTCTACTACTACGATAAGATTCGTCCAATTTTTCGTCCACAAAACAAGCGCTATAGAAAAGTTATTCCTCGTACCTGGTCGGATGTATCTCATCTTATTGAAATAGTAAACTTCGAGTTTATTAAAGGGTTTTACGAAGGAGAGTACCTTCATGGAAACACTGACTGGGAGGGAACAGGAGAACACGCTGTAGAGTTTGCTCGTTGGCTAGAGTCTGCTTACGATTATATTACTATTGAGCGTCCAAAGCTAGAAGAGGATATGGATAACGCCTACCCACCTATCCGTCCTGTAGATGAATGGTTTGAAGAGACTAATGAAACACTTAATGGTCAAAAACTCTTTAGGATGAAGGAGCGTAAAGAATCATATGAGGAGCTTTACGGAGAAGTAAATCGTCTTGAACAGCTTATTCAGGATAGAGATACTAAAATTTTAACACAACTTATCAAATATCGTCACTTCTTTTGGTCATAAAAAAGATTAAATATTTTATGCCATGTCTCTTGTCGATCATAATCCCCTGCATGTCGAATCACCAAAAATTGATCGCAATACCATTAAATGGAGCGGGTATTTTGCAACAACAGAGTTAGCACAAAAACATTTAGAAGAGAAGACAAGACAATTTGCAGACATAGAAAACAAGCTTGTATTGAGTGCAAAAAAGGATTTTGTTAATAGACATTTCAAAGGATATTTTCTTTATAAGTTCGTCGTAATTTTAACAGCAAAATGATCTTTAAATCTATATTTGAAAAAACCAAACCCAAGCATTCAAAGGCTGAAGCAGGTTATGTTGGTCATACTGTGAAGGGTCAGCGATGTGATGAGTGTACGATGTGGATAAAGGGGGGAAAATGTACTGCAGTTGCCGGTGATATTAAGCCCAACGCCTGGTGCAAATGGTGGAAGCAATCACATCGTAAAGCAGAAAATAAATAAACGTCTATGAAAGTTTTTTTGGATATGGATGGACTCCTTGCGTCATTGTTTGACGCTATCAGCTATAGATTCTTCAACAAACAATACAAGGATATAACACCTGAAGAGAAAGCAGAGGCTAAAAAGATCTGGTATGATAGAAAACACTTTATAAAAAACTTCGGCGATGTAGAAGAATTCTTTGCTACACTTCCTGCTTTTGGTAAGAACGGCGAATTAACAAAGGTTATTATCGATACCGTAGTAAAGGAATTTGGGGGGTATAATATTTGTTCTCATCCAGCAGGCATTGACTCAAAAGCTTCTGAAGCCGGTAAAAGAATTTGGATTCATAAACATCTCAATCCGCTTCCTGACGAAATGTATTTCCCACAAAGTAAAGCTACCTACGCTAAGAATGAAGATGGTACACCGAATATTCTTATTGATGACTTTCCTCCTTATATCCGATCTTGGAGAGATGCCGGTGGTATTGCAATAGAAATGCGTACAGATAGCTTTAATAGCCCAGAACAAGTAAAGGCTTTCTTAACCAAAGAACTTAATGCAGCTAAAGAACATATTAATAAACCGGTTAAGGAAGCTTTTAATGATCATGTAAATAGAATTCTTTCTCAATTCATTGCTTGAGCTTTTTTAAAAAGACTATATATTAATAAGATGTCCAATAGGACAAATGATCTTTGATAAATAAATTTCGGGGGCGACATAGATTCGACTTATAGTCTGAATTTATATTGCACGCAGTGGTTAGAAGGTTGGCCACTATAAAAGCCTTCTAAAAAACTAAACGCAGAAGATAATACTGATGCGCTCTTAGCTGAAGCTGAGTACATCTTCAACAACGCTGACCTCTTTGTTGGCGCTGAAGAAGAGATGCTCCTCGCAGCCTAAAAACTAAGATTAGATCCTATTAAAGATCTTAGGGAGCTAAAACAATAGGTTAATGTAGTATCTGCGATACTTGTAAAATAAGTGCAGAGGGTGGTATGTGGTCCTTAATCACACATACAGGCAGACTTTAAAAGATAGGTTGGTAAGCCATAGGAGCCTTTAGTCAATCAAATCCTAAATTTACATAAGCGTGTAGAAGATATAGAAGAAACATTATAAGGACCCGGGGGCAGTACCCGGCGCCTCCAGCTCTACTTCGACTCCACCATTTTGCTACAATTAGAGAGCAGGTAGAATTCCTGTTAGGAACGAGGTATTAGTAATCCTCCGAAAGATTGAATTCACTCTTGTTGTAGTCTAAATATATTTTACGCCTGAGTCCCGTAGTGACCAATTGGATCGGTTTTGTAAACCGACGCGAAAGCTTCGTGAGTTTGAATCTCACCTCAGGCTCCATTTTAGATAGAACTCGGTGTATACCTCTCCACGATCGATCGCGAAAGATTGCGTGATGTTTCCCGGGTCATCGTGAGTCATAACAAAACTAGAACATAATCAGGGACAAAAGCTTTTCAATTACCACAAATTTCTTTAGTAATGCTACTAGGGGTACAGAAGAGTATGTCTAACCGTCTCAAGTCGGATCTTAAATGCAGAGGGAATAAAGAAATAGAAAAGCAGAGTTCGAACTCACCCCTATTACCCTGATCAGGTGATAGGGGTTTTCTATGTTCTAAAAACATTAAATAATTATATGCTAGAGCCTTTTGAAGCAGCTATGGCAGGGGTTTTTACTTTAGGCTTTTTAACAGCTTATGTTTTAATGTTTTTTTATAAAGTAGTTGTTAAGATTACAAAGTATTTTAAGGGAATCAAAAAATAATTCTTGAATTCCTTTCCGAGTGCCCGTATTATAAGGGGGTCATGAGTACAACAACACTAGATAAGTTCGTTGCCCAAAGCAACACCATTCGCCAGACCCTCCAAGACTACAGCTTGGTTCCTCTGGATGTCGAAAACATTGAGAAGAAGGGAAACGATTTTTCCTATAACGGAAATCGTCTTGCGCCTCAATCCTTGAAGAGTCTTCTTGGAGTTCTCGGTGTTAAGGAGCAACTCGTTAAAGAGATTAAGGATGATAGTTCCCAGTGGGAGCCTCTTCATACTGCTCTTACGAACATTAAGAAGAACGTCCGTGTTACTGCAGTTCTTAACAGGCAGAACAACGAGATCAACAATATCTTTAATCGCACGATTAAGGAAGAGCGTCCGGTAGATCTTTCAAACGGTCTTCGATACACTGAAGAGTATCTTCGTAAGAATGATACTGATCTTGAGCTTAAGGATTTCTACTTTGACCCTAATAATCTTAGTATTAATATTAACTTCAAGAATCCTGCTACAGACATCGACGTTTTCGGTGATGGTAAGGATATGTGGAAGGGAGGGTTTGGTATGAACCTCTCGGTTAATAAATCGCAGTTCTTTCCGTACCTTCTACGTCTTGTTTGTTCTAACGGAATGACCGCTGTCCATCGCATGGCCCAGCGTTTCATTGATAGCTCAGACTTCACGCAGAAGACTTTCGATACCCAGGTTCGTAAGTTCTTGACCGGTGATGCTCTCAGGGAAGAGGTTGCCTTCTCTTGTAACCGACTCAGGGCAAGTAACGCTTCATTGCGTGAGTTCTACAACGCCCGGGACCTCATCAGGGATCTTGATAAGGATCTTGCTTCATCAATGTTTGATGATCAGGACATTAAGAGCCGCTACAGGTCCGTAGGGGTTGATGTTTCTAAGAAGAGTAATCGTTGGCTTGCAACAGCAAATTCGAATATTAATGCGTACGATCTGTTCAATAACCTGACCAACGTTGCCTCTCATCGTATTACCGACGAGAACATCGGTCATCGGATGTCCATTAACCGACTTGCCTCGGATATGTTCTTCACCGGTCCGGATTTTGCAGCAGTTGCTCCTAATCCGTTCTTGAATAACTAAGTAATAATAGTAGACCGGGCGGGCCTCTGCACATGCAAGCTATCTCACGCCCGGTTTTTATTTTGGTTCCCGTAGTGTAGTGGCCTAGCACCGATCCCTCTCACGGATCTAGCACGGGTTCGAATCCCGTCGGGAATGCCAAGAGGATAAATATTAGATGAAGGTCAAATATACTCTTAAAAATCTTTACCCCGGTATCTATCTTTGTACAATTGAAGATATGTATGATTTAGCGATGACCTTCTGTAGGGTTCAAGAGTTTTATGAATCACCGATTAAGGAGATTCGCGGTAAGAGATTTACTTTGATTGAGCTTATGGCTCGATATGCAAAGAAGAATAATGGTTCGTTTTCTTATCCTTTAGATTGGGGCGGTTTTAATGTACCTGGACCTATTATTGATAATCTCTATAAAGAAAAAATTGAAGATTATAATATCTATGATGACATTATTATTAACATTCATAGACAGGCTATAAAAGAGACAGGTAGTACACAATACTATCTTATCGGTTCAAATAGTGATAAATGTACAATAGCCCATGAATGCGCTCATGCTCTTTTCTTCTTAGATAAAGAATACAAAAAGAAGACAAAAGAGATTTTAAAAAAACTTCATAAATCCGTATATAAAAAAGCCGAAAAGGTTCTCTTTGAACTTGGATATGACAAATCTGTAATTGATGATGAGCTTCAAGCATATCTCTCTACCGAATTTCATTCATTGAGATCAAAAGCAAAATTGAATAAAAAAGAGCTAAACAATCTTACCGATGTCGTGTTAGCATTTAAAAATTTCTTTAAAACATATAAAGAAAAAATTAAGATTTAATTGCTATTTAAAAAATAGCCTCTATAAATAATATCGCTCGGGTGCTCACATTTGGGACTAAAGCAAACATATTAACTCGCTTAATAAAGGAGAACACATATGACACAAACAAACACATACACACTAGGCCGGGTAATTCCGGCAACAGGTACTGGTTATAGCCAACTTCCAGCCCTGTTTAACGAAAGTTGGTTAACAAGCGTTATCAAGGATTTTGATAAAGCATTTGATATTCCAAATGCTACATATCCTTATAACATCGTAGCAGAAACCGATCCAGACGGTACACCGCAGACCTACTATATCGAAGTAGCTCTTGCAGGCGTTGGAAAGGAGCATATTAACGTCAGAGTTAAAGAAAATAAGCTCGTTATTGACGTTAGTAAGGAAGATGAAGAATATGATGAGACTATCATCTACCACCGTAAAGGAATCAGTCGTAGAAAGGGACAATTGTCCTTCACGCTGAAAGATAATACGGATGTAAAGTCTATCTCATCAACATACACAGACGGCCTTCTTCGAGTTAAGGTCCCTGTTGTAAAACCGGAGGTACAAAATATCAGTATCGAGGTTAAATAAAGTTTAATTTAGTTTTTCTGGATTGAGCACCCGGAGCACCTTATAATAAACTTTATACGGGTAGTTAATTCCAGCGGCCTGGAACACCGCCTTGAAAGCGGTTGGAGCTGTTAAAGGCTTGGGGATCGACACCTCAGCTGCCCGCCATTCTAAGCGTCCGTGCCCGAGATGGCCGAAGGGGAGAGTCTGCAAAACTTTCTTGCGTAAGCAGCATCGTAGGTTCAAATCCTACCGGGCGCTCCATAAATACCTTTATGACGTTTAAGGATTTTTATAGAAACAATGAAGATACAGTTAATGCTCTTCAAGCAGCTTTAGATGTAGTTGGTGCAGTACCTGAAATCGGAGCTCCTGCAGATATTGCTAATACGCTAATTTCCACTCTCCGTGCAGCTGCAGCTGATACAGCAGATGAAAGAAAGAAGCATATCCTAAATGCTGGAATTAGCGCTATAGCTACTATTCCTTTTGCCTCTCTCATTAACTTATTAAAATTACGTAAAGCCAAGCCTGTCGCTAAGCTCGCTGTACAAGGAGCACGAGCTTTAAAGACATACGGTAAAGGACAACAAGCGACAGGAAAGCGTTTTGATTCTGTAACTGAAAAAAGTGTTCATGATCCTGTTCGTCCAGGTATTCTCAAGAGACAGACGAAAGGCAAGATGACATGCACAAAAGCACGTGCTCTTAAATCAAAGCAAAAGAATAAAGGTAACAATACAGCTAAAGCAGCTCAAAGATTTTGCAACTATCACAATTGTAAGTGTTAAAAGCAGCACAGCGGTATAAATATACGTGTGAAGCATATTGTTTATAAAACGACAAATAATTTAAATAAAAAATATTATATCGGTATACATAGTACAGAGGATATTAATGATGAATACCTTGGTTGCGGACACTGGAGAGGTAGAAGAATATATGCAGACACTAAAAGCCCTATTTTAAATGCCTTTTTAAAATATGGTGATGAGAACTTTACAAGAGATGTTCTTTTTATATTTGAGAGCAGAGAAGAGGCTCTTTTAAAGGAACGCGAGTTAATTAATATCGCCGATAGAGATTGCTATAACGCACGTGAAGGTGGAGAGAATGGTTATGTATATACTGAAGATGCAAAAAGTAAAATGTCGGCATCAGCTAAAGAAAGATCTAAGAGAATTTTATTACAAACAAATTTATTAAGAGAATACAATAAATGGAGAACAGGTAAAACATACGCAGAGATATACGGTGATGAAAAAGCGAGAGAGGTTTCTATAAAGAAAGTAAAATCGCTAACAGGACGAAAGCTCTCCGATGAACATAGGAGAAAAATGAGCAATAACCGTAAAGGTAAGGATTGCGGTAAATGTAGAGGTAGAGTCCAGATTTGGAGTGCTTTAGAAAATAAAGGCATAAGATTAACAAAAGAAGATTTGCAGTCTGAACTGAAGGTGGGCAATATAATTGAGCGAGCTTTTATAAAAGATAAATTCCATAAATTTAAATTTATAAAAATTAAATAATTTTACAGAAGTAATCGACTCAGCTACGTGGCTTCAATTTGTCTTTATTATATAAATATCTTGATACAATCTCAATGAATCTAGAAGACATATATAACCAAGTAATCTTAGAAAAGATTAATGCTTCTCCAGCTCCCATACAGAAGAAGATTAAAGATCTTAAATCGTATCTTCAAACAAAAAAGAACATACTGTTCCTAACAACGTCTAATCGTAGACCAGGTAAGGAAGATGATAAGCCAAAGAGTACACAATTTGCTTATCATCTTAGAAACGAATTAAAAGATAAGAACGTTAAAATAATTGAAGTACCGGAGCTAAATATTCTCCCATGTACTGGTAACGTATCGTCTTTAGAAGGTAATACATGCGGTTTGAAGGATGCGGCTTTAAAAGATAAAGATAAAAACCCGTCCGGTTACCATCGCTGCTGGGTATCATTCGGTAATAAAGACGATGAACTCTGGAAAATTTCTAAAGAGCTCTTTGAATCAGATTGTGTAATTTTCTTTAGCAGTGTACGTTGGGGGCAAGCTAATGGTATGTATCAAAAGCTTATTGAAAGACTCAATTGGTTGGAAAACAGACATACTACACTTGGTGAAGCAAATATTATAAAAGATATTGATGCTGGGTTTATTGTTATTGGCCATAATTGGAATGGTAATGTTGTGGTTGAAACGCAACAGAAGGTATTAGACTTCTATGGCTTCAAGGTACCCAACGAATTATTCTTTAACTGGCAATACACAACAAATGCTTTAGATGAGTCAAAGCAAGGATATAAAGACGATCCGAAAGTATTTGAAAAGGTTTTTGACATTAAGCTCGAACATCCAAAAGATTAGTATAAAGAATAAAAAGCTTGTATATATACAAATAATCTCTATACTACAAGGAATGGCTAAACAACCTACAAAAGCAAAGTCTAAACCTAAGAACGAAGTAAAGTATACGAAGACTATTGTCTTTAAGTACGAGCCTACCTATGATGAACGTGAAGCAATTATTCGTAGAGCTATTTACTGTGAACAAGCTCAATACACCGGTAAGCCATTTCGTTATATTATTGCCGAGAAGACAATGGAGTCAGCTAAGATTAATTTCTTTGTACGTAAGAAGAGGTGAACAAAGATACAAAGAAAAGATCAACAACATTACGACAGCTGGAAGATACAGCTAGGTCTCTTCTGTATACGAATGATAGTAACCGCTGTAGACACTTCTCGTTCATTCTCTATAAGAATCGGTTGATTGCTACGGGGATGAACTGTAATAAGACTCATCCTTTAAATCTTTTAAATAGAAAGATATCTAAAATTACTGGTGAGGATTATTCAGAGTATAAACATACATGTTCAGAACTTAACGCTATTCTCAAGCTCAAGCGCTTAACAAATATTGATACGAAAAAATGTACCTTAGTTAATATTCGTTTTGATAGGAATGATAAAGTATCATTAGCTAAGCCCTGTTCAAGCTGTGATAGCTTATTACAATACCATAACTTTAAACAAATTACCTGGTCTACAAATAACGGTGATTATATATCTATATGAATAAGTTTCTAGCATATCTTTTTTACTATCTCGGTGATTTTACTTGGAAGGTAATTTGCTTGACAGATTGGTGCGAAATTACACGAAAGCTTATCTCAACTCCCTGTTGGTCTTTATATCAAAAATTCATGAATTTTTCTCTTGCTTACGATGAGAAAGCAGGATACATTGTATGGAAATTACCTGAAAATGAGTGAAGAATATACATTTGAAGAGATTGAACTAACAGAGGATTTTGCACGCTATATCTATGATTGGTATTGTGAAAATATAATTGTAAATCATCCACTTTCTCGTGCTGATTTTGTTCGTGCAAATAATCAGCGGGTTCAAGTTATTTTTGATGATCTTAAGGAACTTAATTACCTGATTGAAGAGCGGAAGACAGATCAGATCATTAGTCATTACGGATGGATGAATGAGGAAGCTAAAGAACTTGTACCTCAAAATATTGTCGATCATATTGAAAAACTTAAAGCAGAGTATACTCTTATAGAAAACAACGACGACTTTTAATAAATATTTTGATATATGTATAATGACGAGAAACTTATAGCTGAAGCTTATACACGAATTTATCATGAATCTGATAAAGAGTTTGCTATGGATGATTTAGCAGCTGCTGCTTCTGAACACGAGCAACAAAACGCCGATCAAGAAGACGGATTAAAGAAGTACACTTACGAGATACTTTATAAAACAGATTATAAATATGATCCTAAGACAAAGAAAGCTATAAGTTGGTCTTATAAGTCTCATTCTAGTGGTCGCCCGGATATTCGTCATAAATTTGCTCATTCAGAAGATGAGTTCTGGGATCAGATGGAAAACTCCGGACTTGGTGAACATGGTGATGAGTTGAGAGAAAAAATTGTTATTAAAGACGTTGAACTTGCAGATCCTAAGGAAGTGGAAAGAGAGAGATCACATGCTGAAACCATGCACGATTACTATCATGGACCAGGGAGTAAAAAATAGATATTTCGGCGATTAATTTTTATGCATTCGGTTGAAGTAAGAAAAGGCGAAGATATCGATCGCGCGTTAAAGCGGTTAAAGAATAAAATGGACATGGACTATGTTATGGATGAAGTCCGTGCACGTCGTTATTTTGAAACAGCTAGTGATAAGAAAAAGCGCAAAGCTAAGGCTCTAGATAAGAAGAGAAAATTTAATCGATAAGTATTATCGATGTATCCTTTTAAAGCATTTGTAATAGAGAGTGATCTATCGAATGATGAGGAAGAACAGGTTTCTCTTGTCTTTAAGACATATTTAAAATATTTTAATCCTAGAGTTTTAGGTAATAATAATCCAAAAGAAGTATATTCAAAGCGCCTACAACCTGATGGTACAATGGTTCTTGGGTCAATAAAGTATTACGATGAGGTAAAGCGCAAAGAGGACAAGGTGTATGTAGTAGTTAATTTCGATCAGAGTCTTGGTGATGCTGAATATGATAGAAAGGATAATACTATTACCCTTTACTATCAAAAGTACGATAAACTTAATAATAGTTTAAAACGGAATAAAATTGTTCACGAGCTCTTTCATGCTAAAGATTATAAGAAGCCAACAGCGGAGTATATCAAAGCAACATCAGGTAGCACTGTAGGTAGTAAGAGAGATTATTATACAGCTAAGAATGAGTTTCCTGTTCAAATAGCTGCTATTATGCATGAAATTAATTTACAGCAAAAAGAACTTCTCCGCCGTAGTAAAGCTGGAACTGGTATGAGCTTTTGGAAGAACAGAAGAAATCTCCTCCTTCAATCAATAGCTAATCTTATTAATGCTACGAAGATGACTGAGGTACATGTACCGCAATTTCTATCTGACTATAAAGGTTTTATCGATACCCTTTATCGTAATAAAAACAATCCCTCTTATAAGAAATATTATAATGAATATAAACAAAAACTGAAACAGCTATATAGCAATATTCAGAGAACAAGGTTTACGAATTCAAATGAAGAAGGAGCTTGAGACAATTTATAAAAACCTTGATTGGTTATATGAGAAAATGGATGAGCTTCACGAGCGTATAAACGATTATATTTTTTTCGGTAATTGTGATTTATATTCAAAGAAAGCAAATCAAGAAAAACTTCAAGCTTTTGATAGAGAGTGTGATGAGTTGAAGGCTCGATTTGAAAAAGAAATGAGAGAGATTGAAAAATTAGCTGGTAAGGACGAATAAAGGCATTTATTATATACGGATGTACGGTCAAGAACAACTACTCAAATATAAGAACATTAAAGCCTATCTCGTTCGCTTTATTAACAAAGAGACAGGCGAAAGGTTTTTTAAATTCGGTGTCACCGGTAAGTACGACGCCGCCGAACGCTTTACGGATGAGGAGTATTACCCGTGGTATATTAAAATCATGACCACAGCTTACGGGCCAACTCTTGAAGTACTCGAGCTTGAGCAAGAAATGCTTCGTAAATATCCAAAGAACTTTTACCTTCATGAGAAGATCAAAGGTGTTACAGAGATTTTTAAAGTAGAAAGAGAGAAAGAAAATAAAATGGTAGATGAAGTTAAAACATATTTTGCAAAAAAAGGTACAGAGTGGTATACTCAAAGACAACATGCTCAAGCTTAATCCTATTAGAATCTTTTTACAAAACATTTGGAACCATCCTGTTGTAATTGCTATTTTGATTATTGTATTTTTTATTTTCTTTTTACTTGAGTGCCTGTGGTGCTTAGGTTAATATAGGTGTCAATTTATGACACAGATAACCACAACTAAAGAAGCACGAGTCTTTCAACTCGTTCAAGAACTCGAAACTACAAAGCTTCAAAAGAAAGCTACAGCCAAGGGCTTTAATGACGAGATCAAACGTATTAACGAAGAGATTAAGGAACTCCTTGACCCAGAGACTGAATAACAGATTTTATGCTCCCGTAGCACAATTGGTCAGTGCACTAAGCTTATACCTTAGCCGTGGATAGATAATCCAGAGATGCAGGTTCGAGTCCTGCCGGGAGTACCATTTAAATGAAACAATACATTCTTAAAGACGTAGAGTATAAAGCTAAAGACCTTGAAAAGTCCTTTAAGAAGGCTCATAAGATTATTGAGCGTGCGCAGAAGAAAGTATCTAGAACTGGTAAAGATAAGTCTCTCCTTAGAGCAGCTTGTGAGCTAGGGTACATATGTAATAAGGCGCCTATCACCAAAGATGGTAAGAGGTATGTTAATCCTATGACAATGGGAGATAAACTATTCCTCGAAGAAATAGGAACATATAAATGCATAGAATTTAAACAAAATGAATTTTTAGATTGCCTGGGCAAGCAAGTTTATCTACAATGGTATTAACAATTATGCCTGTGTAGTCCAACGGCAGAGACAAGCGACTTAAAATCGCTCCAGTGTCGGTTCGAATCCGACCACAGGTACCAATCAAACAATGAAAACAAAAAATAATATTATCCCTAACGTCAAGCCTTCAACGTTTAAATCGGATAGTCCAAAGACGAAGGCAGCTAATATTAGGAAGTTCTATAACCCTAATACCCGAGCCCAGCGCTCTGATGCTGGAAGGAAGAGGAAGTAATCGTTCTACCTTGTAATATCTAGAGATATAATATATAAGCTTTAATGCCTCCTCTGGTGGACTCCAGGCTCGCCGCTTCTAACGGTAATGAGAAGATTCGATTTCTTCAGGAGGTACCATTTTATGTAATATTTAAATTTGTTAATATGTGTTTAATTCTTTGGTAATAAAGGCCCATAGCGCCTGGATATCCAAGAGCCTTGCAAATGGCGTTCATGCTCTTACCGTCTTTATGCATTGCTATGATTTTTTCCTTATTGAGATTTATACTACCGTGTATCGTGCTGCTGTCTGCTCTATTATTAATAATAGATATATTTCGGCATGATTTACTACAGTATTTTCGTTTACTTGTTTTGTCCTTTACTTCAAAACTCTGATCACAAATTGGACATATCTTACTTTTTCCGTCAAATTTTATAACCCTTCCACGCTTCCAGCCACTCTCAATAAAAGCGTCAAGTTCCTCTTTTTGTATTCTTATTGATATTTTTTGATCTATGTTATATATCCATACTTTACCGTAATTGTTATTTTTTTCTCCGATTTGCCTCTCTGAGGCGTATGCAGAATATTTTTTTCTTAGCCATTCGTATTGCCTATTTTTACTCATACGTTGCATATTAGTTTTTGAGGCCACGCACATCATCATTGCAGCGCTAATTAATTTATAATTTTTAGGGTAAATTTTCAATAATAATTGATGAGCGATGAAATGTTCTCTCGCAGTGAGGTTAACGAGATTATCATCATCGTCATTGCCCCCTAAGCACCTTGGTATTATATGGTGGTTCTCGATATATCCTTGTTGTTTTTTTCTATTTTTCGCTCTATTAATAAGATCCGTGTATATTTTTGAATAATGCATTCTAATTACTTAATCAACCGTACGCCTACTAATTAGAATATAATAAAGGATTATTTAATAGTTGCCTAACAGATATTTGCCGCTAATATTATAAAAATATGAAAGTTATTTCCGGTATTGGTCTTATTGTATTTGCTATATTTTTGTTTATTATTTGTCCGATTGCTTTAATTGCTGCAATTAATACACTGTTTAATTTTTATATTCCATATACCGTTGAAACCTGGTTTGCATCAGCTATGCTATATTATTCTTTTGCTCGACCAGGTCGTTTTATTGATGTTAAGACAAAAACTACTAAATGAAATACGTTGTTGAACGTTGGACAGGTAAAGCTTGGTATCCTTCTATGTGCTCACCATATAAGACAATGTCCGAGGTAACCAAACACCTTAGAGAGTATTACTGGCATTATACAGTAGAGAATCCCTATCGTATTAAAGAATACAAAGAAAAGAAGAAAGCCAGGTACAATCAACCTAAGTTTAGCTTTCAAGATTGGAATTCAGACATTGGAATGGCAGTAAAAATATAATTTAACTACTGCATTCATAGGTTTTGTAGATTGAAATCCTATAAAATCCTATAAATAAACATGTGCAGCTTGTTGACATTATATTAGATAATCGTATCTCTTGTTCCTTCATTGATGATAGCGGTGTTGAGAATGTTATTTTCTGCCGTCCGTTAGAGGAAAGTCTTGATAATGTTTCACTAATAGCTACAAAAGATAATGAGTTCATTCATAATTATCTTGAAGAATCAACAGGCAAGTACCTTGAAACTAGTGTTATTCTAAATGACGGAACTATCTATGAAGGAGTTCGCTTTAAATTAGTTACTATAGAAGAGGGTAAAGAGCTCCCGGCATCTACTGTTAACTTCTCATCCTTAGGGGTCCCGTCAGCTACTGATGTTCTCCCTCCTGCACGTTTAATTGAAGAAGATTATAACACAACACTTGAAAATATAGAAGAAGAGGATGACTTTAGTATTCTTTATGATGTTCCAGAAGCTATTGACAATTCCGGAATCGTTAAAAAGGTAAAGGCTCTTGAAACTAAGCTTGTTACCGAACAGCAAAAGCTTGAGCAGGAAAAGAATAAGCTCAATAAAGAGCGTGTAATTCTAGAAAATGAACGTCGGTTGTCTAAGGCTTTAGAAGATTATAAAGCCGAACTCCTCCAGGAAACGTTTTTAGTTAGCAATCATCAAAAAGAGCTTCTTGAGAAATCAATTCAAGATCTTAGTAATTCATTTCAAGAACAATTTGATGGTCAACAAATAAATGTTGAAAAGTATCTTGATACCCTCTCTTCAGCAAATTTAGAGGAAGTTAAAAAGTATCAAGACAGTCAGGTTGATAGAATTAAAGATCAAATTAATACTCTCATATCTGAACGTCAAGAGAAAAATACTCTAACTACAGACAAGCTCTTACTTGAACGTACTTCTGAGCTTGAATCTATTTTTACAGAAAAGCTTATTACCGAGCTTGAAGACCATAAGCGTAACGTAAAGATTGAGATTGACGGTATTAATAATGCATTAGATAACCTTATTGATGAAAAGCTAAAAGAGAATAACGATAATGTTGATCAACTCTTGGTTAGTAGAGCTGGTGTTCTTCAAGAACAGTTCAATGACAAGCTAACCAAGGACTTAATCGAACATAAAGATAGTCTCTTCAATGAATTTAAGACTGTATCAACGGAAACAGCTTCAACACTCTTTACTAAAAAAACTGAAGAGCTTAATAGCGCTCTAACTATTGTTCTCAATGAACATAGACAGAATTTAGACAACACAGTTACCGGTAAGCTTAATGAAATTAGTTCTACAGTTAATACCTTTAAAACTGAAATTGATGGTAAGCTCCCCCAGCTTGACGAAACAATTAAGGACATTAATAAGAGAATTCAAACCCTTGTTATTGAAAAAAAGAACGTTCAACTCTTAGTTGATGATGCTAGAAAGTATACAGACACTAAGGTAGCCCAGGTATCGGAAGAGGTCATGAATTACGCACGCCGTATTCTTGACTTAGGCAGCGGTGGTGGTTCTAATGCTGTTCAATACGCCAATGGCGGTACAATGAACGGTAGTCTTAATGTAACCGGTCAATATCTCTCCGGTGGTATTGATATTAGTACCCTTTTTGGTAAGGGAGGTGGCGGTACAAGTACAGCACAATCAATTTACGTATCCGGTGGTGCAATAGGATCGATTCAACCATTATCAGGATCTAATACAGCTTCTGGATATTTTTCCAACGTAGCTGGTGGTTCTGGTAATAATGCTTTTGGAGCTTATTCTTTTATAGGCGGTGGATGTCATAATATCACGGTATCTAATTGTTGTGGTTGTGTAGATTACGCTAGTATTATAAGTGGTGAGAATAATATTATAAGTAGTAATAGTGATAATGTTAGCCGACCTGGTTCCGCAAATCATTCAACCATAGTTGGCGGTAAGAATAACGTCATGTGTTCCGTGGGAGAAGGTCTTTTTGGCTATAGCTATGTAACTTATTCAAATATAGCCGGGGGCTATGGTAATGTCATGTGTTCACCCAATGGCGGTGAAGATATATCATACTCAAATATTGCAGGTGGTGGGTGTAATGTTATGTACGGTAATGCAAGTTACTCAAATATAGCTGGAGGTGTTGGTAATGTCATGTGTGTTACCACTAATAGTGTTTATACGCCGGATAGTTCTGCAAGTTACTCAAATATAGCAGGCGGGCAGGGTAATATTATACACAGTATATACGCTGCTATAAATCACTCTGGTATTACAAGTGGTGAGAGTAATAGATTATGTGCTGTAACTTTAGGACCTTTAGCTCCTTATCCACCTATTCGGTATGCTATAATAGATCATTCAAATATATCAGGCGGTCAGGGTAATATTATTACAAGCTGTGGGTGCAGTACTGTAAAACACGTAAGTATTGTTGGTGGTCATAATAATATTGTTTGTAGTAACACTAATAGTGCTTATTACTGTGCTTGCGTTGTTACTGCAAATATAGCCGGAGGTTGTAGTAATAAAATAATCTCTTCTTGCGGTGGATCTGTTGTTGGAAATTCAAATATAGCTGGTGGTTGTAATAATACCGTATCTGGTGTTTCACCTACCTACCGAGGTGGGGGAGCTGTTGGTAATTCAAATATAGCTGGTGGTACCAATAATACGGTAAGTGCAAGTTATTGTGCTAGTGTTGGTAATTCAAATATAGCCGGGGGTTGTAATAATACTGTATCTGCTTATGCTAATAGTGTAGACAGCTCTGGTATTGCAAGTGGTTTACATAATACTATATCATCTTTTTATGCCTTTATAAACAATTCAGGTATTGCAAGCGGGAAGAATAATACAATATGCGCTTGCGGTAGCATAGGTAATTACGGTTTTGGTTATGGAATATGTAGCTCGAACATAGCAGGTGGTGAGAGTAATAGTATATGCTCTTATTGCTATAATGAAGTAAGATATGCAAGTATAGCCGGTGGTTCTAATAATACTATTACTGGTAGTGGTAGTTATTCTAATCCCGGTTGTTGTACGTTTCATTCTAGCATTGCAGGTGGTTACAACAATTTAATATGTAGTGCTTCTTGTTCTTTCATAGGTGGTGGTGACACAAATTGTACGACAAGTGTACTCGCAGTCGTGGTTGGTGGTAATCATAATTGCGCTACAGGTGGTACTTCATTCGTAGGTGGTGGTAGAGTGAATACATCATCAGCACAGTACTCTACAGTTGTCGGTGGTAATCAGAATTCTAGTACTGGCTATGCAGCTTTTGTCGGGGGTGGTTATAATAATAATGCTTCTGGAGAGTATTCATCCATCATAGGCGGTGCTAGTAATGATACTAATAGTCAAGCTAATACATTTATTTTAGGCTCTAGTATAACAGCTCCACAATCTGGCTACACCTACGTGAATAATCTCTCATCACAAGGTACAATTGCTGCAGCGAATATAAAAATTAATACAGCACCAAGTACATTTACAAATCCTGTAACTGCCTCTGGAACGTTCTTGATAGTAAATATCAATGGAACAAATAAAGCACTACAACTCTGGGATTACTCTTCATAATATATGTCTTTACAAATCGAAACACAACCATTTCAGTTTAATAGTAGTTTAACTACACTAGACGGTCTTACAGCTAGCGGTGCAGTAAGAATAGGTAATAACCTGACCGTTCTTGGTAATATATCTGCCGGTGGTACTGCGACATTTGCCAACACCGTATTTACAACAACTAGTGCTTTGTGCGCAGTAGCGAATAGTACAGGACCTGCTTTGTATATTGGTCAACAAGGAATCGGTGATCTTGCTTCTTTCTATGATCTTAATCCAACGCCGGTTGAAGTCTTACACGTTGGTGCGTCAATTGGTATACCAGGTGTTGGTATCTATACATCAACACCTAATACAGCTCTAACAGTCGTCGGTGATATATCGGCAACAGGTGTTCTATATACAGCTAATAGTGTTAATTGGAATACAGCATACGCTTCTACTACTGCTTTAAATCTTTCTTCTTCTTCATGGAACAACTCCTTTACAGTCGTACAGTCAAATAGTGCTAACTGGAATAATGCATATCAATCTGTTTCTTCACAGCCGTATACCTTTATTGCTAGTACATCGTCTATTGACACTGTCTTTGGTAGTAATAATGCAACCAATAATTTCTCTAGCGTATTAGGAGGTAATTGTAATTTAGCATCAGGAAACTATTCAACTCTTGTTAATGGTTTTAGTAGCTGTGCTACAGGCTATGCAACTTTTGTAGGAGCAGGTTCAGGAAATAGAGCAACTGGTGATTATGCTGTTGTTGTAGGCGGTAGATGCAATAATGCGTCGGGTGTAGATTCAACAGTCGGCGGTGGTTGTTTCAATAGAGCATTAAATAAGTGCTCAACAGTAGGAGGAGGCGCCCAAAATTGTGCAGCTGGAGATCAAGGCACTATCTCCGGTGGTTATCAGAACAGCCTCACAGGTACGTGGGGAACGATAGCGGGCGGACAGAGACATTGTATCAGTGGAAGCTGTTCATTTATTGGAGGCGGTACTAATAACACGATTGCAGCGGCTGCAGCAGTAATAGCCGGTGGAAGATGTCAGACTTCGTCGGGCATTTATTCGACTATCGCAGGTGGCCTTGGTAACTACAATCCCTTAAGAGACTCAATCATCGGTGGAGGTGTTGCAAACCATACTGGTGGTTATGCTCCTTTTAATATTACAGCAGCTGCTTCAATCTCTGGTAACGGTTCTCAAACCTGCTTGATTGGTACAGGTATTCAGAGCTGCTTCTCATCACCTTTTACATCTAACAATATTTCTGTTTATTATGCTACAGCTGCTAATCCATTAAGCGCTGGTACATTTAGTACAGCTACAATTGCTGCAACTGGTACAAACTATATTATTATTAATGGTGACTATAGTACCTGTACTGCATCTGGTCTCAGTGCTACAAGCATCTATGTCTATGATAGAGCAATTAATAATACTGGTTATGATAATGTAATTGCTGGTGGAAAGCTTAATACAGCTTCAGGGTGTTATTCTACTATTGGTGGTGGTCGTTTGAATTGTATAGCAGGTAATTTCTCCACTATTGGTAGCGGATCTAATAATAAAGTACTTTCTAATAACTCAACTGTGGGCGGAGGTGGTAACAATACTGCCTCAGGAAGTTATTCTACTGTAGCTGGTGGTTGTGGAAATACGGCAGGTGGCTTTTTTAGTAACGTCGCTGGTGGTTTTGGTAATAACGCTACTAATAGAGGGGCCATACTAGGTGGTAGAGGTAATACAAATTCTGGTTATTACTCTTCAATAGCTGGTGGTCAGGGTAACTGTATATGCTCGTCTACATGTTATAATCTTATTGGTACAGGTCATTGTAATGTTATATCATCTAACACATGCTTTAACTCCATTGTTGCTGGTAGATTTAATTATAACCCGCTGTCGTTTTCTAATATCGAAGGTGGTTCTTTTAATCATATGGGCGGCTATGCTCCTAATAATATAACAGCAGCTGCTTCAATCTCCGGTAATGGTACTAATACTGCTTTAATTCAAACGGGTATTGGTTCGTGCTTTAGCGCTTCTAGTACAACAGGTGCTGTATCATTAATGTGGATGACCTCAGGTACAGCTTTCAGTAACCTATCCTCTGCATGTTTTACGACAGCTAACGTTGTTACAAATGCAGCTAACTGTATTATCATTAACGGTGATTATAGTACTTGTACAGGAACAGGATTAAGTGCTTGTAATATTTGGGTCTTTGATAGATGCTTAAACCAAGGCGGATGCTTTAACTTTATTGGTGGTGGTGTATTGAATACAGCTTCTAACTGTTATAGTACTATTGGTGGTGGAATAAGAAACGTAGCATCATGTTTCTATACAACAGTTGGCGGTGGCTTTTTCAACGCAGCATCATGTAACTATTCAACTGTAGCTGGCGGTCAATGTAATACAGCTTCAGGAACTTATAGCTTTGTTGGTGGTGGTCTTATTAATAATGCTGGTCCAAGAAGTGGTATATTAGGCGGTAGAAGCAATACAGCATCAGCATATTATAGTGCTATTGTTGCAGGAAATAATAACTGTATCTGTAGTACAAACAGCAATCCTAACAATAGCTTTATTGGTGCGGGGTCCCGAAACACCACACAAAACCGCTGGGCTGTAATTGGTGGTGGTTGTTGTAATAACGTAAGTGGGTGTTGGGGGGTTATAGGTGGTGGTTATTTGAATACAGTATCTGGATTGTATTCATTTGTCGCAGGTGGTTCTGCTAATGATACAAAAGGATTCACTAACACATTTATTTTAGGTTCAAACTTGAGTGCTTCACAAGTTAACTATACATATGTTAACAACATTAGTGCCCAAAGTACAATAAGTGCTCCATCAATTAGTGCGGTAACGTTCTACGGGGATGGATCAAAATTAACAGGCATTACAAGCGGTGGTGGTAGTGGTCTATATTTGCCGCTCTCTGGCGGAACAATGACAGGTGGTTTGTCGGCTCCATCGTTATCTGCAAATAATTTTTATGGGTCAGGGAGTGAAGCTATACTATCTGATGGGTTGTCAGCAAATAATACAGGCCAGGGAACAAATACACTTTCCTTGAATTTCTCAAATGGTGTATATATTGGAGGTAATGGTTCATTATCAGCTACAAATATCTATGCTAATGGTGTATCTAGATTTAACTATCTGAGCGCTGATGGTAGCGCGACACCTACAGGAAATTCTATCGCACCATACGGCTTGACATCTTTTACATTAGCGGCTAATGGTGTGTATGAGTTGTTATATGAATTACATTTTGCAAAAACGGTTACAGGTAATACTGTGTACACGGTATCTGCATCTAACACAATGACAACTGTTAGCTTAGAAGCTGTTAATACTGCTGCAGCGGGAGGCGGTTCATTTGGTACTGCTGTAAAAGCTTCTGCACTAGGTAGCTCTATATCAACCCTCGCTACATCTGCAGCAACAACAAATACAGGTACCACACAAAATGTTACTATAAGAAGTCTTATTATTAATGGTAGTACGAATAATACAGTTACCATAGCTGTCACAAATTCAACAGGAACAAACCCAACACTAACTCCTAAGGCAGGTAGCTACGGTACATTAACGAGAATAGCATAATACCAGTATGAATTTAATTGTCAATAATAAGGGTGATTCAAACAACTTTGCGTTCATTAATAACAATAAAGGCGCTACTAATACTACTAGTATTATTACAAATAATCCAAGTTATAATATTACCTATTTAGTTATAGGTGGTGGCGGAGGGGCTAGTGGGGTTAACGCTAGCGGTGGTGGTGGTGCAGGTGGAGTACTATATGGTAGCACTAGTATTTTTAAAAATGATATTTTAACTATTACAGTAGGTAGCGGCGGCGCAGTTAATTCAAACGGACAAAGTTCTTCAATAAAAATTGGTAGCAGCTATGTTCCTCTCTCTGCTGTAGGTGGAGGTAGTGCGGGTAACTCTGGCGGATCTGGTAGTGGTGGTCAAGATAATAATAGTATTGGTACATTTGCTGGAGCATTGGGTACTACCGGACAAGGTACTAGTGGTGGTAGTACAACATCAATTGCTGGAAACTATGGAGCAAATGTTGTAGGTTATGGTGGTGGCGGCGGAAAAGGATTTGCTGGTATTAACGGGACAGTTGATGCTGGCACTTTTAATGGAATTGGTGGTACTGGTGGTATTGGTATACAAAACCCTATAAGATTGTCACAAATTGGACAATTATCAGCAGGTAATTATTGGATAGCAGGTGGTGGTGCTGGCGGAGCTAGTTCTGAGGCTGGTCTTACTGTAGGTAACTTTAACGGTGGTCTGGGCGGAGGCGGTAGTAGTGGATTTGCAAATGCTCAAACTCAAACAAGTACACCAGGTACTTCTGGGTTAGCGAATACTGGCGGTGGAGGAGGTGCAGGGGTATATTATAGTGGTTCTGATAATTCAATTGGTGCTACTGGTGGAGCAGGAGGCTCTGGTGCTGCAATTATAACATATAATAACCCTACACAACTAGCAACTGGAGGAACAGTAACAAATCCAGAAACAAATTATTGGATTCATACGTTTACAAGCTCTGGGACATTTGCTTTACTTTAGATACTCAGCATTAATAACAACTCTATTTTGATTCCTTATAGAAAAAGCTTGTTTAGCAATTGATTTAGGATCGTTTTTATCTGCAATAACTCGATAACTTCCATAAGAATCATATGTCCATAGAGTATCTTTACCAATTGGATAAACAAAAATAACAAAGGAATGCCCTCGCATTTTACTGTCTTTTACATCAAAATAAGTTACAGCTAGTATCTGACACCATACATTATATTTTCTAAGACATTCTCTAAAAGCTATAGCTATAGGTAAACAGGCATTACTCTCTTTTAACATCCAGCTTTCTGGATTCAATGGTGTTGTTAGATTTTCAGAATTAGCTACTCTTGTTCCATACGATAAAAAACAAAAACAAAGCAAGAAGAGTAAGATGTATCTCTTGCCAGTCATATAAGTATTTAATAAATACTATATATGGATATTACAATTACACCGATGCAGACTGTGGTAACCCCCGCTGTAACCGTTTCGCTTAGCGATATAGAGGTTATGGCGGTTAGAGATGATTTTAAACAGCAACAAATCTTTGCCTTTATTAAGGGTCTTCCTAAGCCAGTTATTCTCTGGAAGGGTGAGGAAGAATACGCTGCAGCAGGTGCTTGGACAAACGAAAGCGTTCTAGCTCGAGCTACAGAGGTTATTAACCTTTCAGCTTCTTCACTGCCCTGGGCTTTTTAAGCTTGCCTAATTTTACAGTACCCTATATGATGGGGGTATGAATTGTAGAGTATGTAATAACGCTATTGAACCCGAGCGCCTGGAAGTACTACCGAGTACGGTTTGTTGTTCGGCGTGCGCACATAAGCATAATTTTATTAAACCAAGGCTTGGAAGAATGGTATATTCACATAAAACAGGTTCAGAAATTCAGATTATGTCTCCTAAGTCCTTCTCAGAGACGAAGATGTATTATGAGCCAAATGGTGCAAGAAGTTGTGTTAAAAATTTCTCTCGTAGTGCTTGCGCTTAATTGTTCATAATTAATTAGTTATAGCAATTTTTACTTTATAGAAGTATCTATTGCTTTAGCCGGTATTTAGGCTAATATTGTATTAGATTTTTACACTAAAGTTTCGTTTTACCTACGGGATGGCTTGTGAGAACCTGATAAATAAATTCAACTAAGCACTATGATCTTTGACGAACAAATCTCACGTAAACCAAATAACTACAAATGGACAGATGAATTTATTGAAGCCATGCACAATGGTTTCTGGACAGATAAGGAATTTGGATTCAAATCCGATGTTCAGCAATTTAAAGTAAATTTAACCGAACAGGAAAGAGAGATTATTATTCGCTGTTTGTCAGCTATCGGTCAGATTGAAATCGCTGTTAAGACATTCTGGGCTAAGTTAGGTGAAAATCTACCCCAGCCCTGCTTTCAGGATCTTGGTTATGTTATGGCTAATACCGAAGTTATTCATAATAATGCCTATGAGCGTTTAATTTCTATTCTCGGGCTTGAAGATGTATTTGAAGAGAACTTAAAATTAGAGTGGATTGAAGGGCGAGTTAAATATCTCCGTAAATATACTCACAAGTTCTATAAGGATTCAAAAAAGCAATATCTTTATGCTATTATTCTCTTTACTCTCTTTGTTGAAAACGTATCGCTCTTTAGTCAGTTTTATGTAATCAATTGGTTTGCACGTTTTAAGAATGTTCTCAAGGATACTGACCAACAGGTAAAGTATACTCGCAACGAAGAAAACATTCACGGCATCGTTGGTACAAAGATCATTAACACAATTAGAGAAGAATATCCTGAGCTCTTTGATGAAGAGCTTACGGAGCGTATTCTCCACGAAGCCGAAGAAGCTTATAAGTCTGAAGCCAAAATTGTTGACTGGATGGTTAATGGTATTAAAGAAGAAGGATTATCAGCTCCAATTCTTAAAGAATTTATTAAGGAAAGAATCAACGACTCTTTAAAGGGTATTGGCTTTCCTACAGCTTTTGAAACAGATAAAGAGCTTATCAAAAAAACAATGTGGTTTTCCGAAGAATTATTAGGAAATAATATGGTCGATTTTTTTCATAGTCGTCCCGTGGAATACTCTAAGAAGTCACAATCTTTTTCAGAAGACGATCTATTCTAGTTGTTATCTAGAAAGAGTATATTACAATAATTTTTATGAACAAGGACATCTATTGGCTTAATAAAGACTCGAGAAAGTTTCTCAGTCGTGGTTACCTTCTAGAAGGAGAAACTGCCGAACAGCGTATTAAAGATATTGCCGACCAGGCTGAAAAATACCTCAATCTTCCAGGCTTTGCAGATAAATTTGAAGATTATGTTTCTCGTGGATTTTTTAGTTTAGCATCTCCTATATGGAGTAATTTCGGTCGTAAGCGCGGATTACCTATCTCGTGTTTCGGGTCATATGTTAATGACGATATGGATGATATTCTCTATAAGATGTCAGAGGTTGGCGTTATGTCTAAAGTCGGTGGCGGTACGTCTGGTTACTTTGGTGCTATTCGCTCTCGTGGGACCCCTATCTCTTCAGGTGGTGAAGCAACAGGTGTCCATCATCAATTGACAGTTTTTGAATCTCTTACAAATTATATTTCCCAAGGTAATGTCCGTCGTGGATCGTTTGCTGCTTACCTTCCTATTGATCATGCTGATATCGAGGAGTTCTTAAAGATTAGAGGTGAAGGTGATGATATTCAAAACCTTTCTATTGGAGTCTGTGTAACTGATAAATGGATGAAGGATATGGTTGACGGTGATAAGGAGAAGCGTAGAATTTGGGGGTTAGTTATTAAGAAGCGTTTTGAATCCGGGTATCCTTATATCTTCTTTAGTGATAACGCCAATAAACAGGCTCCAAAAGTTTATAAAGATAAAGGTCTGAAGATTCATAATTCAAATCTTTGCACAGAGATTATGCTTTCAAATGATGTCGATGAATCATTTGTATGTGATCTCTCATCATTAAATCTTGAGCGCTGGGAGGATTGGAAAGACACAGATGCTGTTGAGACTTTAGTATATTTTCTTGATGCGGTAATGACTGAGTTCATTAATAAGACCGAAGGTATGAAGTTTATGGAGCATCCTAGAAACTTTGCTATTAATCAAAGAGCACTCGGTGTTGGTGTTTTGGGCTGGCATTCCCTTCTTCAGGCTAAGATGATTGCGTTTGAATCAATGGCTGCAAAAATGCTCAACAATCAGATTTGGAAATTTATTCGAGAAAAAGCAGATTTAGCTTCTGAGACGTTAGCAAAAGAGTACGGCGAACCACCACTCCTTAAGGGGTATGGTCGCCGTAACTCTACTACGCTCGCTGTAGCACCTACGACATCGAGTGCATTTATTCTCGGTCAAGTAAGTCCCTCTATTGAGCCGCTTAACTCAAATTATTACGTTCGCGATCTTGCGAAAGGTAAGTTTACATATAAAAATCCCTATCTTAAGCATCTTTTAAAAGCAAAGAATAAGGATGATGATGAGACCTGGATGTCTGTCTTGACAAGAGGTGGTTCTGTGCAGCATTTAGATTTTTTAACGCAAGATGAAAAGGACGTCTTTAAAACATTTGGTGAAATCTCACAAAAAGAAATTGTTATTCAAGCTGCTAACCGGCAAAAATATATTGATCAAGGTCAGTCTTTGAATCTCATGATACCGCCAACTACCAAGCCTAAGGATGTTAATGAATTGCTTATCTTTGCCTGGGAGAGCGGTATTAAAAGTCTTTATTATCAAAGGTCGAGTAATCCCGCGCAGGAGCTTGCCCGGAGCATTTTAGCATGCAAAAGCTGTGAAGCATAAATAATATCATATGAGATTAGAAGCATTAATGGAAGCGGTAAAGTCCGGGCTAAACACAGCAGAATCGTTTTTAGAATTTCTTCATAAGCGATTAGCGGGTGCTATTAAGATTGAGAAGATGACAAGAAAGAAGGGTGGTTATAGCCTTTTAACAGCTATTCATTATAAAGCAAAGCTTAAGCCTTATAAAGACGCCATTAAGCATGCCAATAAAGAAGATAGAGATAAGCATTACAAGATGATGGCGGACGAGACCTATAAGAAGCTTAAGGATTGGGACAAGATGTCTCAGCGTGAATTCCAAGCTGCTATGGGAATTCTTGAAGTATACGGAGAGGTTTACATTCGTTCAACCAAACCTGAGAGTATTCGGTTGTAATGTATCGTCCTGAACCTCCACAAGAAAAGATCTGGATGTCCAAAGAGGACTATCAATACTATCAACAAAGACGGAGGGAATGTAAGGTATACGATCCTAATGAAGTTCAGTTTAGATCTTTTAATCCAAAAAAGAAGTATTATAATAAAAGATAATTATGAGACCGACCTGGGAGGAATACGCTTTACGCCTCGCGGAAGCTGCATCACTTCGATCAGAAGATCCCTATGTCCAAGTCGGTGCATGCGCACTTGACAGCGATAATAGAGTTCTTGGAGTGGCTTATAACGGACTGTCACCAGGAACAACGATGTCAGAGTACTTCTGGTCCGATCGTGACGGTCGGCGACCGTTTATAATTCATGCAGAGTGTAACTTATTGTCGCTTTTTAAGCGCGGTGAAGGACGATTGATTGCTTGTACCTTATTACCCTGTCCCTGTTGTGCTCGTCAGATTGTTGCCCATGGCATTAAGAGGGTTGTCTATAGAGATACCTATACTAAGGATACCGGTTCTCTTGACATCTTTAAGTTCTATAACATTGAGTGTAAAAAAATAGAGTTGCCTTCTCTACCAGCTGGCCCTACACTCTATAAAGAATGACAACAACAAATACAACTCCACTTGAGGCAAAGCTTGCTAAAGTTATCTACAACAATCTTACACCTTTTGTTGTAAGAGCTTCTATACATCCTGTTCTTAGTAAACTTAATCTTCATAATAATAGGTTGCTTAGAAAGATTAACACCAAAGCTAAAATGATGTATTATATGAGCTATGAACAAGATGCTATTATTAAGGCTTCGTATGATAAGGGAGGTGAGGATAATATTGAAAATGCACTCATTGCAATTCGTGAACTTGTAACAGAGGACAACCATGCCGATCATAAAGAATATATCTTTAAGAGGTTAGAGTTTTTGGCTAATGAAGCGATTAATGCTTTGTATAACCGAAATCATCAGGATTGGACCTATCGTATTAATACTGCAATTGATGAAGCGAGGCAGAAGGCTAAGTCTTCCAAAAAGAAGTCTACTACTACTACAAAGTCAAAGTTAAAGAAGAAGCCTGTTAGGAAAAAGACCAAGTCTCTTCAACGTCGTCGTAATAAGAAGGGACAATTTATTAAGTCTCGGCGATAAATAATTAGGTGACGTTTAAAGCCTTTGTTGAAAACTGTAAATTTAAACCTGGTGACGAGGTAAAAAACGTTAATCCAGACTGCAAGCAATACGGTACCCAAGGTAAGGTTACTAAAATTAGCAATATTAAAGGAAAAAGAGGAAATATCATTGGCAAGAAAGTAGAATACAAATGCGATTGCAATGGTAAGAAGCTTGAAAAAACTGTCGATCAATTAAAAAAGAAGTAGAATATAGCTTTATTGTATTATAAAATAATACACAATGTCACTAGATACACTTAAAAGCGATTTACAGGTTTTAGCTGAAGCACAGGTTGCTTTTGAGCTTAATAATTGGGAGCGAGTTGGATCTGTTCAGAAAGAACCACAAAGTAATTCTCAAGCTTGGGGAACCATTTATGAAAAAGATGGTAAGCAGTTTTATCTAAACATATTTTCAGCATCTAAGGCTATTCAGCTTCTTCGTAGAGCAGTTTAAATGAAAAAAGGATTTTCATCCTTTAATATAGTCTTTCAGGGTATAGAATATATTGTTGATGTACTCAAACAAGGGAAGGATACAACAGTATTCGTAGAGTATGCTGAAATAGAAGAGGACGTCGAAGAAGACGTCCTCTCTAAGCTCACCAATTATTTAATTGGTGAGGGATTTGTTGAATATAACGAAGATTAGGCCTTAGTAGCCTTTCTAGCGTTCTTTGTTTCTTGGATGTTCTTTCGCTCAGAACGACCATACTTAATAATCTCCTGAAGTGTCTTACGAGCACGGGCTCCGGCAGCATTATTACCATTATAAAACTTCTCAGCATCAGCGGCGAAGTTAGCGACGAGTTCAGTGAGGGTAGCAGATGTATTTGTTGACATATAAATGATTTATTCTCTATTTTATATTTTTCAACTCATTGACGGTTGATTGCCTGAAGTGGCTGCAGGGAGCTGTTGTGTGCTTCCCATATTACCTGAATCCATATGTCGTGATTGTTTAGATTGAGGGAGAATAACACGATCCTTCATTCTTTTAATTTTCTTTTTTACCTCGGGATGTTTTTTGAGATAGTTCTTAAGTTCAGCTTTACCTTTTTTAGTATGAATATATTCTTTAAATGTCATGTGAATTCGAATGAGTAGTAGGATTTAATATTTGTTCTCTTTGTTTTTGAGCTGATCCGTCAATAAACGCTCGCCATGCAATAACTGCTTGTACTATAGAACCGAGTACAATTGTTGTCCAGTGAATCTGTGTAATATCTTTCCAGGTATAATGCTCACAGGTATAACGAGACAATTCACTAGTCAATGATGTTAAAGCAGCAGCAGCAACTGCGAGTATTAATTTTGCTTTTACGCTACTATAAAATGGTACTGCAGCTATTTGTTTTTTAATACGTTTTACCATCATATAGAATATTTAATTCTATATGCATAGATATGTTACTTAATGTAACCAAAGAGTCGTTGATAATTCTGATGGACATTATCAATCCAATCACAGATTTGTGGACCTAACACCTTATCATAATCAGGAGTCAGCGGGCGGACAGATTTTCTAATAGTATGAAGACTATCAGATATACCGTAAATAGAATCATCTTCTTTAACAGTTTGTTCAACGTTATCGAAATCATGCTTATATGGCCCAAGATTAAGATAATTGTAGATCTTATTCATCTCACGATCTGGGTAGCTGGTAAGATCTTCGGCTCTAATATATAAGAAGTTCTTATTAGTACCTTCTAAGAAGCATTGATTAAGACGTTCTAAAGCTAGGCCAACTGGAGGGCCACCAAACCATTGATCGACACGTTTAGCTGTAGCCGTACCTGTCATCTGTGAATGGTTCTGAATTTCTTGATGCTTCTCTTGATTGGCTCTAAAAAGCTTTTCCATCGAAGAGATAATACTCTTCATATTTCTTACCATGACAATACACTTCATATCATATGGCATAAACTTTTGAAACCAAGGATAATGAATAGTAGCTCCTCTTGTCTTAATACAAATATTAGGCTTATCGGTATATGTCTTAGCATATCCTTCAAGACCACCCCAACAAAAACCACGCCAAGATCTTTGAGCTACCTCGGAATCAATTGCTTTAACTTCTGGAGTCGACGTATAATTAGCACGAGCCCCGTAAAGATACTCCAATACACCATCAGTAGGTGTAGCACAAATCTCTGGGTTCTGATTAAGAATACATTGCAACAAGGTCGACATCGACCGAGGCATAGAAGAATTAAAGAAGATCATTAGACTGTAATTGTATGGTCATTTACATTAAAATCAAATAGTAATTCTTTACTCTTTGAACCTAATAACGACTCTACAATCTGATCCCTATTAAAGATCTGATTAAGGTCAGCGTAATCACATTGATAGAAATTATTACCAATCCAATCCGCCTGATCAAGATAGTGATCAATCTGATGACTGAAGTTCTTATGACCATCGGCCATAATATTGGTATGTAATTCATATCCAAATACCTTTGGATCATTAGTAATCCAACAAACGGTGGCAGGCTTACCTAGAGCTGCAGCAACATGTTGGATAAGTGAGTCGACTCCAAGAATCTTATCAGCTAAAGCAACATAACAGAATAGGTTTCTTAGGTTATCGGTTACATGGAATGTGTTTTCTAAAGCCGGTTGATTCTCTCTTCTAATATGAAGTATCTTCTTAAAATTATCCTTAACAGAATTAACAACATCCTGGGCAATACTAGGGGGGAGGTCTCTAGCCCAGCTATATGGATGTTGCTGATTATCAGCTCCTCCAGAAGATTGTACAATTAAAACCGGTCCATTCTTTTCAAGCTTCCGTTCAATAAACATGAGCTCTCGCTGGGTAAGAAAGATCTCCGGCCTCTCGCCTGTTGTATTAATACCAAAGAGATCACACCAAATCTCACATAAATGCTTTCGACGATAGAGAAAATCTTCAGTATGATATGGCTCAAGTCTTAAAATCTTTGAGTCCTTGTTCTTGACGTAATCATCATAAAAGTATGGAAGATTACCAAACTTATAGACTCTATAAACATTTGGATTGTGAAGAAAGATTTCCGGCCAAGCCGTTACCACTACAAGTTTATGGTCAGGGTAAGCAGCTTTAATAGATCGGCAAACAGCGGTAGCAATAACATTCTTACCAGCTCCTCCATCAATATGAAATACAATATACTTGTCAGTTTTATCAGGCATACAATTATTTTATATGCGAAAAAGTACTATTCAACATTAAATAATTGTATATTATGGCTGATCCGCAGACTCCTATTTCTAATGCTTCGTATAACCCTTCACGTGTTGTGAATCGCGCGCAATACGAACAGGCTATTTACGTTGAAATTAACAATGATACACGTTTTCCAGCAATCTCAACCACCGTTGTTACCCCTGTTTGGCCAGATAATACGCAGGCATATATTCCTTCTGATAAAAAGCTTGGTACCCAGCCCCTCTCTGGTAGCTTCTGGACACCAAATAATCCGCCTCCGTCCTTAACAGCTGTTACCGTATATCCTAAGTTCGCGACACTTAACTACGTCGTAAACTCCGGTGACTTTATCTTAGGTCAGGGCGGTTTTACAACAATTACAGCCGGTCAATCAGCCTATGGAACATTTGGTGCATTACAGATTCTTGGCACAAATGCAACCTTCAACAGTCTTACAGCTACAGGCAGCTTTGTTAGTGCTATAACCGGTGTCTCAATCGCGTCAACCGTTGGTATTATCTACGGACCGTTCACTGGAGTTGCTTGTAGTGCTGGTGGTCCTGTTATTGTTTATAACGCTTAAAACTTTTTTAACTAAAAGTTTTCTTTACGATAAAAATTGGTGATACATGTCACTAAATAGTTTTATCGTATATGATGCGCGCGATAAAAGAGATTGTTAATCAGCTTTTAAATAAAAAAAAGCTCGAGCCTGGTCCTGTTTATAAGACACGCTCTCAAATTATTGCCGAAGGTAGAGGTGCTTGTATTTGCCGACGTATAAAAAAATAAGCTTATAGGGCTTCGATAGCATTAATTGACCCAACGATAGTTGATGTACTAGATCCAGCTGCAACAAGTCTTGCTGTAAGAATAACTTTATCTGCATCTGTATAATTAATATTTGATCCGAGATTTAAGAAGTTTAATGCAGTCTTAACATCAATTGGTGCTTGTGATGTAGCGAAACCAGACATAAGCTCAATACCCTGGGAAGTAATAGCTGTTGTTGTAGTATATGCCCATTGTCTAGATGATTTACCAATATCTTTTGAAGCTGGTACACCTGAAAGACCTGGATTAAACAATAGCTTCCACTGAATAACAGATTGTGTTGTATTATTCTGATTTGATAAATTAGCCGTATCTATAACATTCATTTCCTGGATCTGCATATCAGATCTCTGGTACGGTTCACCAGCTCTTAACCCAAGTCCGAGAATAGGCTGATCTTTTCCAGCAGCAAGAGTAATAGGAGTTATATTATAAGAGGCAATAAATGCTGGGTTTAATTCCGACTCTGCTTCAACAACAAATGCTGTCCCATCAATTGTCATCGATGGGTTATAAGATAATGTTTTATAGTTAAGAATCTCTTTTCTATCCATTAGTGCGGGAGCACTCTCGTATTGAAGACCAAGAGTATTAGAGAAGTCAAAAGTATGAAGATAAGTAGGACCCGCTGATCCATTAATACCGAAATGAGTTACTGCTGTTCTCCCGCCATTAAATTCAAAGAAGAGGGTGTGAGCATTATGATAACCATCATGGGTTATAGTAGCATTACTAACACTGCTATAAACATCAGGGTCAATAGTATAGGTCGCTGTTAACTTATTTGTTGCTGTATTAATTGCAGCAATGGCAGCTGTTCCATTATAACCGGAAGGAGTAACACCTAAGATAGTAGCCTTTGTACCCGGCTTAAGAGCTGATAAAGCATTACCAGAATAAGTGAACTCTGTGTTGTAGACATTTCCATCACCAGCAATAGCAACAGGCCATCTATTTGTTCCAGCAGTTATAGAACCAGATAAAACTGTTGACCAATTTTGACCCGATGGTCCATTTCCATCGAGCTTATCACCATTGAAATTATTTCTGTTTACTCTTTCTTCGGCTAATGTACCATCAGTTAATCTTCTGCGAACAACAACATTAAGATCTGCTCCAGATAGCTCAAAGAACATACCATTAAAGTTTGTAAACAATCCAAGTCTCTTTATAGTTCCATCATCCTGTCCATCAAAATTAACTGTTCCTGACCATTGATGCGATACACCAGGGCGAACTTTAAACCTTCTTCTTGATGCTCTGATTATCGAGCCTGTTGAACTTGTACCAGGTGTCATTGTAACAGATGCTATATTCTGAACAAAGATACTAGAAGCACCGGGTGTTGCTGTTTCAATTAATCTTAAATCTCCATCCTTATCAACCGATGACACATACCACCAGCCCTGTTGAGGTAATACTACTCTCAGACGATGATTGGCGTCAAGCTGAGGCCCATCGGCGTATGTTACAAAAGCAGCTGCAGACCCCGGGTTAGTAACAGTTACGTTCATCGTTGTTGTTGGATTGACAACAGAGACGGGAAAAGTTTGGGTTGTACTAACTGCTACAGTATTTGTTATATTGAGTGCGGTAACGGGATTGATTATTGTAAAGCTACCTGATACGGATAGGGTATTATTATTTGTACTAACAACGACAGCGGTTGTAGGATTGAGAATAGTAGCACTTAATGAAGTTACAGGATTCAGCGTATAGCTGCTAGTAGGCTGTAATAACGACGTTAAGGGAATCATACTTTTGTTTATTTATAGACTATTGCGTCAATCTCCATCCGTAAGACCCACCTAGATAGAGTGCTTTAAGTGCAATTCCGGCGAGATTCATTGCAATCGGTTGATTTTGACCTTCGATATTAACGTTTGCTGATAATACAAAGTTCTTTGTGGCCCAAGAATAATAAGGATCTATGAAACCTATAATCCTACCGATAGTTGGTGATGAGGGTAATAACCCGGTAACTCCAGATGTCGTTGTATCAACAGCATAATAATTTGGAGCTGTAGCTGTAAAGTTACTAGAAACATAATTATATGTTGTATTCCAGACATTTGAATTCGATACCCCATCATAAACAATTCCTGTTGCGTTTATGTTACCCGAAACACTTAATGTCTGGGTTGGATTACTTGTACCAATACCAACATTACCAGAAGAATTAATAACCATTCTTTGATTCTCAGTTGTTGTGCCGCCGGTAAAGAATAGTAAGTTGTTATTTATAGCTGTACCAATTCCGAGATTTCCGGCATAGCTATAGATATACGAATCATTAGCACCGACGACGTTAAATGTAGGTGAATAAAGATTACCGTTATACAGTGAGCTATTAATGCCCATGTCGATGTAGCTTATATTTGTATCGTTATAAATTGCTATATCTGAGCTTGCACTGACTCCGGCGTATGAATTCTGAATTTCATTATAAACAGATCCTAGAGCTTGTGCTAAAACTGTTAGTGGCTGCTGATTGAATAATCCCGGTACTAGAGAATTGATACCAACGGTAAAGCTTGTTAAGGTTGTTGTATTAGTCGTTGTCGCGCTAATTACATTTAAATTGGTAACATTCAGTGTATCAAAATAGCTAGTACCTGGCACATTTACCGGGCATAAGAAACTGACACCCGGAAGACTATTACCACCTATAATCATCGGATATGATGGATATGCAGGATCGGCATTAATATTATAACCGCTTAGAATTAAGCCACTGGTATAAAAGCTATTTGACTTTACGCTATTATTTGCTGTAATATTACTAGCTGTAAGACTAGTAACAGATGTATCAGTTAATAATATAGGTCTTCCATTTGTCGTATAAATTTGATTACCGCTAAACGCAATATTTCCTGTACTAAAGTCGCTTAAAATAACAGTAGCGAGATCAACTCCGCCAGATAGATATTGTCCGGTAACGTTAAGATTACCATTCATTGTACCACCGTTAGCAAATTGCTGGGCTACCGACCCTCCACCACCACCGAGATCTAAAATTCTTCTAGCATATTTTGTTACATATTCTTCAATTAGTTTTTTTACATCCTCTATTTTTTCAGGTTGCTTTTCATTGACAACTTTTGTAGTAAGTTTATCAAGGTCATTAATATATTTGCTTGATTCCGGTGTCTTTTCAACAGATTGTTTTTGTAATTCTTGAACATATGGATTAACTACTGGCTCCAGCTCTTTTATAGGCTCTTCTTCTACAGGAGCCTCTTCCTGCATAACATTAGGTACCAATACTTCCTGTCTTGGGGTTGTAAGAATATTCTTAAGCTTATCAACAAAATCTTCAAAATTCTTTTCTTCGACAACCAATGGTGTTTTATCTATAACAATCTCTGGTATAGTCTCATTAACTGGCGTTGTTTCTTGAAGGTGGGCCTGAACTTGCTGATTAATTTTCTCTTGTAGATTCAATAATGTTTCTTCTAAAGGCAGAACTGAAGGTATCTCAGTATTTGAGTTTATCTTCTCCATAAGAGCTTTATGCTCTTTCTCTACTCTAATCTTCTCGGTAAGATTAGATAGAAAGTTTATAAACGGATCTTGTTCCACGTCATTATTTACGTATAAATCACAAGAATTCGAGTTCTTTTATTGATAGCCTATCACCTAAATACTATAGTAATACATGAGCTTTACTTACATTACCACCACGTCAGCAATTACTGCTTTTGTTAATATTCCAGGTTATATAATGGATAAATCAACAAATGTTTATTTGAGCTCTAGTACAGTAAGGATTCCAGGATCTCTTACCGCTATTAATAACTTCACAACAAATGCTTTGGTCTCTTCAATATTCCCTGTTATATCAGGATATAATTACCCTTATTTTCAAGTAATTGATAAAAACCATATTACGGTGAATGTTTACGGCTTATCAGGTACCGGATTTACGGATATTATAGTCTACGGTCAAGCAGGATTTTCCAAGCTATCTGATCACGGATTCTTAATACAAGTTAGATAAGTTCGTTTAGACGTAAATTGGTATATTACCAATACAGACACCGGCTGCGTTATAGACCGGCATCTTTGAAACAAATGATCCTATAGCTCCGGAGGCGGTTGTACCAACAGCGTATGTATTGCCAAATACTCTACCCTGGGAGCTAATATTATTGACGTAAGTATAATTTGTTTGAGATGCACTTAAGCTAGATCCAAGAATAAAGATATTTGAAGAGACGATCGTATTACCATAACCACCCACGATAGATGAGCAATTACCTGATGCTATATTATTCTGCGCGCCGCCTAAAATAGTGTTACAATTACCGGCTACACAGTTTTTAAACCCACCAACAACGACACCATAGTTACCTGAAATTGTATTACAAACACCGTTTCCAATATAGGAATAACAGCCTGTGTTTAAGCTACTGAATCCGCCAAATATTGTTGACATGCATCCGGATGTTACATTACAGCATCCGCCGACAATACTACTGTAAGTACTGTTTGTTGTGTTACAAGCTCCACCAACAACACTGGATGTACAGCCTAAACTACAGTTGCATTGACCGCCAACTACATTGCTATAACTCAAACCTGTGCAGTTACAAAAGCCACCGACAATATTTGAATACATGCATGCTGTGGTATTCTTACAACCAGATCCTATGAAAGAAAAGGCTGATAACGTGCAATTAACGTTTCCAGCGACTACAGCGTTAGCTACTTCAAATGTCTTATTATTACACCCACCACCAATGAACGAACTACAGCAGTTTATAGTATTAAAACACCCACCACCAATAAACGATCCTATACCGCAATTTTTATTTTGTGTACCAGCGCCGATTCCGCTACAAGAACTTAAAGTCCAGTTAGCTGTACCACCGCCAATAAAACTATATGATCCATTTGCAAATGTACAGTTCTGTGAACCACCAGCAATTGTACTGTAGACACCGGAGGAAGTGGTGCTAGCAGCGCTTATTGGTACAACAGAGCCGTTAGCTGTTGAATATTTATAAGGTCCAGCAAACGTGTAATTACTGTTTATCTGTTGAACAGGTCGGTAGGAAGCGTAAGTGTTGTAGCTACCACCGGAGAGAATATAAAAGATTCCACGAGGACCATCAAAGACAATATCACCAGTTTGAATAGTAGCAAGATTGCTATCATTACCGGTAATACCTAATGTACTTGTATAGAACTTAATACCCGCACTAATTCCCCCGGCTGTTGATCCATCGCCTACGAATAAGCGCTTAGAGTCTGTTGTATAACCGATTTCACCCTGATCGAGGGTAACTAGTTGACGCTGGGCGTCCGTACCTCTACGGACTTTAAGTTTAATAACTGATACGTTAGCCATTAAGATTATTTATATCTTAATATCAAATATCAATGTATTTGATATAGTATTAGTATCAGTTCAAACTCTTACTTATTGACGTACTTACCGAACTTCTCCTTGAGCTGAGCGGTGTACTTTTGAACAAAGCCATCAAGAGCCTTATTACCGCCATCAAGGCCATGGTTCTTTACGATAACAGCCAATTCATCCATATCAAGGATAGCTGAAAAGGTATCAGTCTCGTTGTTCTTGTCATTCTTAAGTGATGTTTCGATTACGATCTTCATGTGTACTAAATAATTAAGAGGTCAGGCTGATTATGCAACATATTATACAGAATATTATTGCTTTTATGAAATCAAAGCCTCCGGAGTTTTTTCAGTTTAAACGGATCTATGGTCGTACGACAGGATTTTTTAAAGGTGATCATATAGAGCTTGACTTTCGAAAAGATCTCGTTCAATCTATTATTCATGAATGCGTTCACGCTTTGCACCCCGAGTTATCTGAAACAAAAGTACTCAAGATGGAGAGAGCTATTTTAAAAGTTATTACAAATCTAGAAGTTGCCGAGATCCTAGCAATTTTAGCCAAGAAGATTAAACATACTGAGAACCACCAAAGTTATCTAAAACGTGAATAAGGAGGAACTTATACATAGTGCTCTAGAGGCAATGAAAGAACAGGATCAAGATCTACCACAATCTTCTCCTAAAATTATGATGAGTATAGAAACGTATGAGCAAATGCAGAAAGATCCTGAAAGAGCTAAAGACATATGTAACCGTATTCTTACACCGAACAATGATCCTCTTGAGAAAGAAAAAGATTTTCTTAAAAAGTGGTAAATTCTGGCTTGCATTCTTCTTGAGATTAAATTACTATGAACATCTCAACATTAAACACACATAACACTAAACACAATACATTAAATGACAATTAAAGAATATTTGAAGGAGTATCTTTCAAAAGTTGGTAACGTTCCTGGATCCTCTATTGAAATCTGGGATGTCGCAGTCCCTGGTAGAGGTAAGGTAATTGTAGAATTCTCTCCTGAAACGGATAGTGCGGATATTATTCACGAGAAGCACAACAGGGGTAGCGACTTCTATGATGCTCGTAACGGTAAAGAGCTTAAGGATATTGTAGAGTTCTGTCTTGGGCCAGTTGTATCCGACAGTCAGTGGAATCAGGTAAAGGAAACAGAAATATACGCCGGGGATTACGAGGAAGAGGATTTTAATTAATCCTCACCATTGAAGTAATTATGAAGTGTGATAAGTGCTAGAATTATAGTTACAGCTACAATAATAGAAACGTAGGAGTTTATACCCATGAGATTATTTTATTCTTTTCTCTTAATGTTATCAACTCTAGCTCTTTCCGGATGCTTTACTGTTCCAGGTAATGATCGTATAGTAACTGTTAATAGCTTTGTTAATGAGGATCTAGGATGTATTAAACCGTTGGGAAAGCCAATAGATCGGGTTGAATATATTCCTGCTGATCAATCCTTAAAGTCAAAAGTTCACTATATTGATCAATGTATGATCAACTATAGTTGGGGAAGGGGATGGAATAATAGGACAGATTTTCAAAATTAGTGCTCAAGAACATTATATAATAATATGACCAAAAAGAAACTCAAATTGATACTCATTGATCAAATTCAATTAGCTCTAGAAGATCAAAAAGAGATCATATTAGATAATGTGGCTATCGAAGCTACAGAAGTAGATGATGACGGTGAGTCTTTGACTCCGGATATCGATGTTCTTGAGGAAGCTTGGGAAGAGCTTTTAGAAAGCTTATTTTAAAGCCTACTTCTTTTTCTTCTTAATACCAGCCTTTGTCAAGGCAATCGCTACGGCTTGTTTTTGAGGATGGCCTTTCTTAACTTCTTTTGAGATTGTCTTACCGACTTCCTTTTGCTTTTCCTTCTTTGTCTTCTCTTCAACAAGACCTAATGAAGGAAGAATGTTTTCACCAACAAAGCTCTTAAGCTCGTTGTCATAAAGACCTGTCATGATATATTCAAGGAACGTATCAACGGCTTTATTGTTTTGAGTGCGTGCACGATTTAATGAACGCTCAAGAAGGGTCTTGTTAATCTTACCTTCATACCACTTGTAAGCAATAAACTTTACTGTATTCTCCTGGATAGGATTGTAAGCAGCTGAAAAGAGAGTAAAGCTTGAAGTAATCTTTGAAACGATATCAAGCATAAGATCACCATCTTCAATGCTAATTTGCTCAGGTTGATTGTAAATGCTTGTGTAAGCTTCAGCTAAGATCTTATAGTCGTCTCTCATATCATTATTTAATGTATTAGCTTGCTTTAAGTTAAGTATTCTCTATACTACTTTCTATGCGAACAATTCGAGCTAAAGCAACGGTAACGTTTAAGGTTGACATTAATCAGATAATTGAAGTAAGTGAAGAGGATAATAGAATCTCTATTGCCAGAAAAATGTCCGAGCTTGCCAAGGAAGAGTTTGTTGAACCTATTAAGAATGAAAAGGTACAAATTATTGTTGATGATCTCTATCTTTCAGATGTTGATAGTGAAGGTAGTCCATTGCTTTGGGTTCGACCATAGAATTCTATTGCCGGTTCCTTTTCTCTTAGCCATAATAGGAGTATGAAAATTAAAACACATGAGGGTGCTCTTATAAGCCCTGCTGTTGCAGCAGAGATCGAAGCGCTATATCAGGAGATCAATAATCTGAAAGAGATTGTTAATGCTAATAAGAACGTTCTTCACGAGCTCCTGGAGGTTCTTAAGAACGCTAAAATCCCTTATAGAGATTAAAAATGGGTGCGTACATCTATCGCCTTAAGGGTACTAAAGCATTCGAAGTCCTCAACATTGAGGGTAAGCAGGAGAGGGTTTACGATTATGTCTACTGGTACAAGCCTTATTATACAGGTATCCTTGAGAAAGAGCCTTCTTGGATGAAGCCTATCAAGATGCTAGATGCCAGGCTTCGTAATGCCTTTGAGAAGGTTGAACCTGTTAAGTGGGTTCGTCACGTTGATGATAAGGGTATGAAGGATGATGAGATCATGGAATGGCCTGGTGGTATTTGTATTAGCGATTATAATGAGCGATATCAGAACGCTCGAAAGATTAATATCAACAGTATTCAAAAATGTTAAAACGTGATTTATGGACAAACGATGAAGTCATTAACATCTTAGAGGGTCGAAAGATCTCTATTAAGATGGATGATGCTAAAAATTGGGATGATGTATCATACAAGCATGCTGTCAGGCATAATGAAGCTATCGATCAGTGCATTTATCAGTTCTGGGACTTCAAAGCTGACCCAGAAGAATCTGATAGTGCTATGGCCTATGATCCAGTTCTCGGTAGAATCTTTGTTATCAGTCCACCAATGCCGCAATAGAGCTTGCTACTTCCTTTTTATCTAGCCATAATAATCGTATGAAAAATAATGACTACGAAATTATTGTAACAGGTTATAACAATCAGCTCCTTCGTTGGGATGCTCGAAAGAAGGTTCTAGACGAGATGATTAAGAATCTAGTCGATCAGCATCATGCAGCATGCAGTGAATGGGATGATGTCTGGAGGGAGAGGCAGCATTATATTAACGAGCATGAGGAAAAGCTGAGTTAATCTATTACATCTGAACCATTTTTAGGTCTAGACCAATTTTCTTTAGCCCATAGAGGTCGAAGATTAGTATAATGAAAGCACTGTTTTTGCTGATTTACGTCTGTTAAATCGAACGTATTGATAGGTCTGATATGATCAATATGCCAGGTATGTAAATTATAATTTTCCCATGACATTCCAGGCTGCCATAATTTTTCAATATGTAAGCGCGCTTCCTCTACACTACACCCAAGTAGTTGCAACGTACTTTCACTTTTTCTTAAACCTAAATGCTTAAAGACGTGATACATTCTATTGCGCAATCTACACTCAAGCTTATATTTTTGATCTATTTTTAATCTCTGCTTTGTCCAGGATCTATTATATTGTAAGATGCGCTCTCTATTATGTTTATAATATAAACGACTTTTAGTTTTCTTCTCTTCTCTATTATTAAGATAATATTCCTTAACATCAATTAAAATTTGTTCCTTGTTGTTATTATAATAATTTTTATTATAATCTCTTCTTAAAGGTAGTAATTGTTCTCTTTTCTTCATGTATGTTTCCATACATGCTTTAATTCGTTTTTCTCGATTACGTTGATAACTCTGCCTATTAGCTAGACGCTGTTTTTCTTTTTTAGACAGTTTTTGTGTTGTTAAATCTTCATTCATTGCATATATATTTATGTCTCCAGGTACTCTTTTCGTATACATACTACGAGTTGTGTGATCATTCATTGCAGAAGATACAGTACCTGGAGACCTTTTTTTTTCTTGCAGGTTCATAAAATTTTATATATTATGAAAGAATAATGAGAACAAAACCAGAATCACCACTGCTTGACCTAACCGCAACCAGCTCTTTTAATTCCTTGCAGGAAGCTGCTAAAGCAATGTGTAAGCATAGAAGTAAGCTTGGTAGAGTTGGTCTTGAATTTTCGATGTTTGAGAGTGCTTATGGTTGTCCTATTAAAGGTGATTGGGTTGTAAAGCATCCAGACATCTGGTCAGATGAGCCAGTCTTTGAAGGTAATTGTGTATTTTTCTCCAACTACTGGCGCATTGCCGATCATCAGGTCAATAGTGAGATTATGCCAAGTCCTCGTTGGAGCGAAATAATCTGCGAAGCTAACCGTCAACTTATCGATCCTGAGGACCAATCAACAGCATGCTTATTTTTAGAAGGCTTTCAAGAATTAGAGCCCGATAGTTGTGGTGTTCGGTTCTTTGAGATCATTTGGGGAAGCTGATTATGCGTAAATTCATATCCAATAATCAAAATATTCATAAGATTACCTTTAAAGGTATCAAGTATCTTTTCATTCTAGATGAAAATGGAGTTGGTGTTCGTCGAGAGGATGATAAAAAGCCTAAAGAAGGTGAAGTTGAAGCATTAACAGATTATCTTTTTACAGAAGGTTGGGCAAATAAAGAAGACTTCGAAGAAAGAGAGAGTTGGAAAGATAATGCTTGAATTAACTATCTTTTGACTCTAGACTCTATATATGGCTAAGAACATCTGGAAAGAAGCAATCATTGAAGAGCTCATGTCCATTGGAATCTATACAGAGGAATGGGCAAAGGACCCTAAAAAGGCTCTGCATCACATCATCTGTTGGCATATTGAGACAGGAATGCATTTAGCAGAATCAGAGAGAAAGCAAAATAGTCTCAAGTTTAAGCTAGAATGTCTTTGGTACAGAACTCCATTTCCATATTGGATTTGGAGAATAAAGTACAGGGATAATCAGCCTCCTTTTTAATATGAAAGACAAACACCCTAGTAATTGGATCATTGCATTCTATTACTTTATTGCTCTAGGCTTTATTGTATCCCTGACGGTATTTACAACTATTGTAACACTCTGGGTTCTTAGCAAGTTCTAAGATGATCGGCTTTGATTTCCTTCTAGGTTGGTTTATGATCAACATTTGTTTGATTGATCTTCTTGACCTTAGATATAATAAAGAACGTTCAATTGTTCTTATTCCTAGTATTGTTTTTACCTGGGTAGGAAAAGGTAAATCAAGAATTTTAACTCTTATTATATCTTGGCTTAACTTGGAGTTTAATATTATTGTTATAAATTTTGATTATTATTGTGATAAGCTTGAGGATATCATTGAGCAGATGGAGCGGTTTCCAGAAGATAATGACAAAGAAGAATAATATTGCCTGTTCTTTCTAATCTCTATATCATATAGAAATCATGAATAGAAAATCTATTGCTGACAATCTAAAGCATAAAAGGCACAAGCTTAAGCAGATCGGTGAAGCCCTTAAGCTTATTGAAGATCTGGATTGGAGAATATCATGGGCTTTGGACTTCTCTGAACATCAAGATATTAATGATGCTTTAGATCCTGTTCAAACTATGCTTTCAGAAGCTCAAGAAGAGCTAGAGGAAGTTCAAGAGCGAATTGAAGAGCAACTTCAAGAGTATAAAGAACAAGTTAATCGAATGAAATCTGAAATTGCTTACGAGGTTTTAGCATGAACTATCATAAACTAAAGCGGAAATATTGGTACCCGATTTCTGTCTCTATTGAGCTCAGACTTAGGAGGATTCGTATTTGGATTGATCGGCTTTATAGAAAATACTGGCCTGTCCTTCTTACCGGTTTCATTATGCTGTGGTTATCTATAGGCTTTGTTCAAGTGCTACGTGATTATTTTTTTATTGGAAACTACGCACACTTTGAAGCTCTCTCCTCTGATTACTACAATCATTGGAATACAGAAGGATCACCGGGTCAAGAACCTCCCAAGCAGTAATAGAATAAATACTTCTGGCACAATATGTCAGAGGATCAGGCAGAAATATCAAAGCTAATCGGTCTCCTAAAAAGAGTAGGAAGGACGGATGAAGAGATTATTTCTATACTTGAAGATATGATTAAATGTCATATGATGTATGGCGGCTCTCTCAGGGATGCTATAACATATAGATTTGTAACCACAGAGAAAGAAGGCTTGCGTTCGGGTAGGATTTAAATTACTATTGTGGTATGATAAATCTACAGGAGTACGTTGATAAGGTTTGGGCAGCGACCGATCGCGGTGAAAAAATTAAATATCTTTCTCAAATGGTAGAAGCATCTCACGCTAAGAAGCTCACCAAGATAAAGACACTTCGTGATATGGCCCACATGAGTGCTACTCAGCTAGACTTTCTAGCCACTAATTATTCAATGTCCGGAGAAGGTCTTAAAGTACTTCGTTAAGCAGGCTTAATAGCGAAGAACGCACCCTGAGCTCCTGCTCCTGCAGTAAGAGATGGTGCACCATCTGGCTGAATACGCGAGAGAATTTGACTCTCATCATCTCCAAGAATAGCGCTTCTACTGAGATACGTCACATCACCAATTGGCTTCTTCGTAGTATTTAATAGTGCTATATATGCAAACTCCTCCATAGAAGCATAATAGCGAAGGGCAAATATAAAGTAATTCTTGTAGAATGAATTAGTATCTGTGCCTCCGATCACTACGGTACCTTCATCTGTAAGACTTCCTCTCAACCAATCTGTAAGTACTTCATCAGATGCACTTTGATATAACTCTTTAAAACCTTTTGCATAGACCTTTACAATATCCTCTTTGGTCACCTTACCTGATGCAATAAGTTGAGGTGCGTAAAAATTAATCGCACCTAGGTCTTTCTTACCAATGGTAAAGCTTAGAGAATCAGCGAGTTTAATATTAGCTTTTTTAGCGAGAGCGTTGAGTCCGTTTTTAAATGAAACTATAGCTGATGTAACAGTACCGAAGCCTTTTTGACCGCGCAGTCTTGCATCCGATCCCTTAATCTCATAGACAATACCATCATTTACAACAACATCACCTGTCTTGCCTTTTTTTGCACCTTGTACAAAGAGAAGAACTATCGCTTCACCCTTACCTGTTACAGGCTGTGTTGCCGCCTGATAGTTTAAGAGATTGACTATTAACTCTCTATCAATATTATATCTCTTTGCAATAGCTTCTACAATATTACCGCTACCAAAGAACTCATCAGATGTCATCTTATTTTGTAGAGCATTAAAAAAATTACCCGGGTTATCATGTTGTAGTACTGTGCTTATAATCTGCTTCACAGACATATCACCCAATCCAAGAGATTTGATATGCTTACGCGCCTCTTCAACCACTTCTTCATTTACCTGAAGATATCTAAACGCTTGATTGAACTGACTATCTGATACAGACATTTGTGCATAGTCTCTATCATTCTCTTTCTTATATAAAACATTATACTTTTCAGAAACAAACTTTTTAAACGGAAGCATACAAATTATTTATTCTAACTCTATACCTGTCCACTCCTCTCTATAGACCTTAAGTTTCTTAAAGACTTGGGCTGTTGGCGAATCCTCAAAATAGCTCGTTGGATCACCATAGACATAATAAAAGAGCGCTCTATAAATATCTTCTTTAGTAGCTTCAGGATCATCCTCATAGAGCTCTTCTACTGGTTCAAGTAACTGACGACGAATCTTCCAGGGTATTTGTAGTACATCAGATTGAAATTCTTGAAGAATTCCTTTCTTTAAGAGTTTGAGTTCATAAGTCTTCATAAAGATTAATTATAGTTTATTAATAAGAAGGAGTAATAGAGTGCCATAACATCCGTATACAAAAAGCATTACACTTCGTTCAAGCCAATAAAACGACCAATCACTTAATCCTTTCCATTGATAAGGAATAGTGATAGTAATGAGGGTCAAAAAGAAGAAGCAAAGAATAAAAGGTATACCAATTAATACACCATACAAGATATCCATCACAGGGTAATATTATATGAAAGAGGCTTGAAGTCAAATGATAATCATATATTATAAAAATATGCAGTATAAGCTCATTCAACATAAAGATAAAGATCTTAAGAAGTTCAATGACGAGGTAAACAAATACCTAAAAGATGGCTGGGAACTTCACGGAGACTATCGAGTGATTGTTATTGATGGTACGGATATTAATAATCCTGGATACATTATTAATTCCCAGCTTCTACAAAAAGAAGAGGATAAACCAAAGCTAGGTTTTAACGTCAAGTCCTAGACCTCAGTAATTGAGATCTTATATCCCTTATCCTTACTATAACGAACGGATAGGTAGTTATCTACGAGTTGACTAGGAATGTCCTGGACATCTAGAGCATTAGCTATAATTGTATAGAGGTTATCAATATCCTCATCGAGTACTACCTGTTCGGCGTCTTCCTCAGTTTCCGGTCTAAGTTCAACATCTAGGGCATTTACCTCTTCGTGACCTCCATCATGTTGGATAACAAGAATGTTATTAGGAAGCACTTCACGAACCTCACCAATGGCTTCAGGTTCATCAATTAAAGAAACAAAGTCACCGATTGTAATCGTCTGCCCTCTCCCGTCTTTAACGTTCTTAGAAGATGGGCTAGCGTAGGCTTCGAAAATAAGATCGGTATCCTTATTCATAAATAAATTAGGAATCCTGAAGACCCTTCTCGTAATAAGCACTGAGTACGTGCTCTAAGGCCTGAACTACGTGACCGTATGAATCACCCCAGTTACCCGGGGCCCCGACAACGAGTTTGGCCATTTCCTTACAATCAAGATGATCACCAGTGTAGCCAAAGCCTTCGACTTCATGAAGGGCCATCTTAATCTTTTCTTCTACACTGTAAGTCTCAGCATCCTCAGACTTTGATTGATTAGCCTCACATTCTTCACACTCATTACAATCACATCCTTTTTGGGCGTAAGAGCAGTGTGATTTTTCATCATCCTCAGAACGTACAGAACCGATGTTCTTTCTTTCCTTCCTCTTTTGCTCAATTTTGGCCATGATGTCATCACCGGTGGCTTCATTGTCTTCAGACTTTGTTTGGTTATCTTTACACTCCTGGCACCCATCACAATCACATCCCTCTTCAGCGTACTTACAAGTATGTTCAAAGGCCTCGTGGAGCTTCTTAAAGTAGTTTTCAAAAATTAAATGATCATCATTACGCATAGAAGTATTTATTCCTAAAGGACAGAAAAAGCTTGTAGTTCATAAAGAATTTCAATACTATAAGGGTATGACAATTAAAACTACAAAAAAGGAAATCGTTCGGTTTAATGATACAATGAAGCCAATTATTGCCGATCTTTTAGAGACAATCGGGAATGATGGACATACGGTGTGGTTGCCGTCTATTCTTAATAACTTTCCGGAAGGTATTCAGTCCAGGTTTATTAAGAAGATTAAGTCTGATACGTCTGATTATAAGTCCACAATCTTTGATAACAATGGTCAGGTGGTGGAGGAGTGTGAGGGTATCTACGGGTTATCTCTTCTTGGAACTATCTGTAATGATCTAGGTCTTGAGTATGATAGTAAGCTTGGAAGGGGGTTTCAGGCCCGGTGTTACACGGAATCAATTGAAAAGTGGCTTGCACTTTAATTCAGATTCCAGTATCATAAGGGTATGAAAAATGAAACATACGACAAGGTAGTTGAGGGGTATAACAATCAGCTCATTCATTGGGATACAAAGAAGAAAGTTCTAGAGCAGATGATTAAGGATTTGAATGTTCAGTATACGTTTGCCTCTGAGGAATGGGATCATATCTGGCGGGAGAAGCATTCATATATCCTAGAACACGAAAACAAGTAATATGAATAAATTATCTATCTGGAAGGAATTTGAAAAGAAATCTAAAGCTACCCAGAATAAGATCTATAAGCAGGTAATCAATGTTATCAAAACATCTGGGAGAAGGAATGTTACAAAGGATGATGACATAGTAATGGATGAAATCATTAATAAGCGGTCAACCTGGATTCAAGAGATCTAAAGACTACAGGAACGGAGAAGAACGAGAATAAAGAAGCAGATAAAGAAGTAGATAGAAAAACGAAAGAGTTTATTCTTCTTGGATTTAGAAATTAATTCCCTGTTATTTTGTTCATCTTCTAAAAGCTGTTTATGTTCTTCCTCTAGATGAAGCTGTTC